GGTATTTAATCTTGCCCTCAATATAAACCTCCCGACCCTTGGAGAGGTGCTCAGCCGCAATCTCAGCGGTTTTTCCCCAGCAGACAATCCTATGCCATTGGGTTTCCTCCTTCTCGCCGCCGCTCCGCGTTTTGAACCTCTCGCTTGTAGCTAAACTGAAATTACACACTGCGTTACCGCCGTTGGGGGTGTATTTCAGTTCAGGGTCTTGGCCTAATCTGCCAATCACGATTGCTTTGTTTACTCCGGACATCATGTCTCCTTTAATTTAAGTGATCTACCGATCCCCACGACGTGTGGGGTCGGACTGACAAAGCGTAATAGGTAAAACCACCACGCCTTCGCTTTGGGTTGTTCACGTCATTCGCTAAGAGCTCAGTGAATTTTCTTCCGAATTTTGTAGGATTCCCATCCCAGTGGATTTTTCTTCTATCGATAAATTTTACGAACGCATCAAAAATATCGCTCGCCTTTGTTTCGCCCTCGCCACCAATGCAGGCAGTCGAGTAGAAATCAGCAACAGGGCAGCTTAACCTAATAAGGCTAAACCTCTCGTGACTTGATGCGGGGATTACTGACAGCTCATTCATTCTCATTGTGCGACCGGCAGCCAAAAGAGCTTGGCCAAGGATGGCAGGAATCTCTCTCTTAATTGGGGACCAAATATCATTGAAGCTTTTCCGCCTCCCCTCAAACGAGTTATTGAATTCAAGCATCACTAACCTGCGAGCAAATCCGGTGGTGTGGTCTGTTATTTCTGGAGCGTGGTTGCTCGAAAAGATATGGACAGCCCTTGGTCTTGCCGAGTACGGCTTACCGTAGGGCAACCGGACTTGGACTCTATCTCGTGAGATCATCGATTTAATTTCTGAGCTGCTATACTTGAACGCGTTTTCATTCAGCTCGCCTGCAATATTCAATTTGGACTCAGCCAACACACTCGAGTAGTAAGCACTGGTACCGCCCTGTCCTAGGTGTTTTGGTTCAACCTGGCTTGTGTGTTGTGGACCCACTACCTCCGTCATCAATAACTGGAGGGTAGATTTTCCGTTAGATCCTGCCCCCAAAAGGAGAGCAGCCCTCGATATTTCCACGCCACTTAAAGCGCAGCCGAGCAACTCCATTATGACCGAGCGCTTGTCGTGTGCATCGACATCCCCGCTAAAAACCTCATCAAGAAACCCATAAAAAGCCTTGGGTTCATCGAAGTCTAGAGCCTCTCCGTAAGAGACCCTTAGCCGATTGCCTGGGGAGTGGGGAAGAAGCGTTGGCTTATTAGGGCCAGGCCTCCAGAAACCATCGCTTGTTCCAATGCCCACAGGAGCCCGATCAAAATAATCCTCACTGTAAATTTCTTTGTGGGCCAAAATAGCCCGGGCAATCTGGACGACAGATGTCCAGCTAAGTCCAAGAAACTTATCATCCCCGATCTTAAGCCCTTCACACTCGCTCATGATATAGCCGTGTAAGTTTGTGACCCTGTTAAAAAACCCGTCCTTATATAAGTAGATGGAATCAGCACACGAGACCGGGTGCATCCCCTGATCAGCCCAGTAGTCAACTATCGCGTTGGCTATATGTACAGTCGTATTTTTCAGAATTTTCATTGTGTCCCCTTTGCGGTCGAACCCAATTATCAGTCCGACCGCCACAAAAAATCAATATCTTTACTGTCCAGGGAATGAGCCGAGCAACTGTCCCTTG